CTTTTGAAGCCATGCCGCGATAAGTCTTAAACTTCTTCCCTAAACCATCCGAAAGAACCTCGCCGGGTGTCTCTTTTGTTCCAGAGAGCAAAGACCCAAGCATGACAGCATCTGCACCAGCAGCAAGAGCCTTTACAATATCACCTGCATTTCTAATCCCACCATCTGCAATAATAGATACATTATGGGTTGTCTTCGCACAATCAAAGATTGTTTGCAAACCCGGATGCCCATGACCAGTTTGAATTCTGGTAGAACAAATAGAGCCACCACCAATGTTGCAACGAACAGAATCAGCACCCCAATCCGCAAGGTCATTGATTCCTTGTAGGGTGGCTACATTTCCAGCCATAATATGAATATCATCACCAAACTCTTTGCGAAGACCATAAAGGGCATCCTTCATCATGATATGGTGCCCATGTGCTACATCTACGCAAATAAAATTTCCACCATGAGCCAAGCATTCATCTGCTCTTTCGAGATAATCATCTCCAATACCAATAGCAAAACCTATGTTGTCTGCCCCATTAACTCTTGCATGACCAACCAATTCTGCTTGACGGTCAATAGAATTATAGCGATGGATAACAGAGCAACCACCTGCACTTGACATAGCCCTTGCCATCAGATCTTCCGAAATGGTATCCATTGGAGAAGAAATAATTGGAAGTTCTAGGACAAGTTCATTTCCCAAATTTGTTGATAGGTTGATTTCGGATCTCGACCTTACATCTGAATATTGTGGTAGTAGTAAGACATCATCATAAGTTAGTGCTTCTTTCATTATTACCTCTTGTTTTCTTGAATAAGTTGACGAATTTCATTTGGATGATACCAAGTTTCTTTATGCGGATTTCTTGGCTCTTCCATAAATGTAATAATAGGTTTAAAACCACCTGTTCTAACATGACAAATTGAAGGCACACCTTGGAATCCAAACTTTTTTTCCAATCCCTCGCCATCTTCCATGTTAAAAGCATAAAAGTGAACATCATCGTATTCATTTGAAATGTCTACAAATTGATCTCGAAGGGCGTGACAAAGATGACAATTTTGTCCATAGAACTTGATAACCACATTGTGCGGTTCTTTTACTTCTCCGCTCATAATTTGCATTAGATTGCGGCGATTAAGTCTACTAACTGGCATTTTCTGCCTCCAACCTTTGGATTAGTCGTTCAATATACCATTTTGCTTTTTTTAGATCTTCTAGAGGCTTTCCCTTGAACTTGTATCGTGTGATATATTTTACTACACTTCCTTCTACAAAGTCCATATTCCATGCTTGGATATAATCAATTGCTTCAATCTTTCCTTGATTATAGTGAGAAGGATGGTCTACTGCTTCCCATCTGGCAAGTTCTTCAAGACCTTTTCTAAATTCCCTATCCATACCCGAATCGCAATCAATTTGCTTTGTTTTTTCTTCCGTAAATGGGTCAATCGTTGGTTTGTGTGTGTTCATCTATAATCTCCTTTGTTTTGTTGATGCAAGTTGGGCAGAATAGCGATACACGGGTTGGGTTTTCATATACCACTACTCGCCATGTTTGTGCTTGTTCTTTTGATTTTGCGTCAAATGCGGCGTCGCAGGCTGAACATGTGTTTGGGCGGTGTTCGAAACTGGAAATTTTTTGGGCGAGCATTTCGTTACCCTTATTCTTTTTCTTAAGCCGCCGCCTTTCTGCTCTATTCATAATCGTTCCATTCCGGTTATACGGGGTCCGTCAAATGCTGTCCTTCGGAACACTACCACTGCTGATGGAAATGGTGCGCTATTCGTCTCATCACCAAACTTGATACGACCACGAACAAAACGGATCTCATCTGCTTTCATAACATAGTCATGCCAATAAGCAGTGTCGGTTCTTGCTGGAATAAGCATAACAACCATAGTATTATCTTTCTGTCCTTCTTCGTATCCTTTCTTAACCCAATCTTTTAGTGCTCGACCATAAGGTGGATTAAGGAACACACTATTACCAGACCAATCCTGAGACAGAGAATCATCTGTCTCAGTGTAATAGTTGGCAACCTTGTAATTATCAGCCGATGCGGCGGCATCTAAAGTAAATGGACCAAAGATGCCATTAAGTTTATCAAAGAAAGACTGTGGTGTTGCCCATTCATTTGATTTCGAACTAAACATGACTTCTCGTGTGTTTTTATCCATCTGTGCTCCCAAGTGCTCCATCACCACGATCAGAAATCGTGATTGGTTCCCTATAGAGTGGAGTTTCCACAAGTTGGGGTCTAAAGGCAACTACCGGAACCATTACGATTTGTGCAATCTTATCGCCATACCTTACAGTTTGTTTCTTCTCACCGATATTATGAAGATTAATGAATACCTGACCTTCATAACCAGAATCAATAACATGTGCTCCGACAACAAGACTACGCTTTGCTGCTACACTAGAACGATTCATAACCTGAAGCATATATCCATGTGGAACACCAAATTTCAAGCCAGTAGGAATGATTACGGATTGTCCCGGCTCTACATTAATTTCTTCTTCGAGATGTGCATATACATCAAGTCCAGCATCTGACGGATTTGAGCGGGTTGGGATCTTGACATATTCATCTAGTCGTTGGTATTCAATAATCATGCTTCATCCTCACTGTTTTCTCCAGATAGAGCCTTGTAGTTATCGTAAACATCATCAATGTTTACCTTGCCCTTGAACAGACGGTAAGCCTTCACAGCCGCACGGATTTCGTCGGTGTTAAGCCAGCCCTGCTCGCGGTACTCGGTGCGCAGTTCGCGCTTCTGTTCCTTATAAGGCTCAATAGCCTCTTCGATTGCTACAAGTGACCGGATATACTCCAGCACGTATCGCTTCTTCTCTTCGGTTGATGTAGACATACTGTCCTCCTTGTTATGTATGTAATGTAACCGGGTGATCGCCTGCTGTCAAGCAGATAAAAACTTTTCGATGAACTGTATCTCTTCTTTTGTTATCCCAAAACTTCCATAAATATCGTTTGGGTTTTGGGGGATTGGAAATTCTTTCAAAATCTTAATATTGTTAAAGTTTCCCCATCTACACAAATTGTTTAAAAATCTGTAAAGATTGTGATCTAATATTTTAGAAGTTTCCATTGCTTCCTCTTTGCTATCGCAGCGAACAAAAGCTATTGATTGTGTCATTCCGCAGTTGTCAACAAATAGTGAATAAACATTTGTCAAACTAATAAATGTTT